GCTTTGCTACTAGTTACGAACCTATCAAACCAAATTCGTAAAGCAATCAGGTAAGGCGAAGGACTGAGGAGTAACGCTCCCTCCGGATTCATGATCCGGCAGTCCACGACTCGGAACAATCCGAATCACAAATACCACCAAGATCAAAAGGAGATCAAAATGAGATATGAAATTTATTCAAAAACACTAAACGTAGAAGTCAAGCCAGATTATCTGGTAGTAGAGACTGACTTCTTCAAGGCTGTCTATCGCTGGGAAGCGATCATTGCAAAAGCAAATGTTGGCGGTCACGATCATTCATACGATGATGTCGCAGAGGCACTAAGCGTCAGAAACGTTGGCAAAGAAAAAGTATATGAAGGCGCTGTGTTGAACATGGCTCATCAAGAAATTGATGTTCACTGTCCACTGACAGTTGATACCGGAGTCCTTGATGGAAAGCAATACTACGGACTCATCAATATCAACAAGATCAGAGTTATGAAAGATATCGGTTCAGTAGAAGTTTTTAGCGCAGATGGAAGATCAGAGGTTCTCTGGCTCACCACGCTGGCATCAATGGTCAGCCGAAACAATCCACTCCCCAAAGGAGTAGTCACTCACTAAGACAAAGGACTGAGGAAGTGAGAGTCCCGACTTCGGTCGGGGCTTTCTGCTTTTTACAAACAACCGAAGTCCCAGTGTTGCCAACCTCCGCCGGTCGCTTCATACATGAGCCAAGCGCTGACCCAAATGTTCGCCTCTCCGTTCGTGGCTGGCTCTCCAGCAAACCTTCCTCCCACGGCGACTCTGGCACGAGCGTCCCAGAACTGCGGAAGATGTTGGAGCAGTCCAGTCGCTCCGGAACTTGGATTCACAGCGTCCTCAATTCCTCCGCTCTCGCATTCCATCAAAGCGAGGAATCTGTCTAATTCGTGGAGTCGGTCGTAGTACGCCAGAGCCTCGGTTGAGATCGGTCGCCAAACCTCAACGCTGTCTCGGAATGTGCGTGGCGATGAACGCCAGACAGGGAGATGATCGGACGCAACGATGTCTTTGTATTTCATCAGCGTTGAACTGTGCCGGTTGAAAGTTTCCGGACCGTACACGCCATCGGGTTTCGCTCCGATTATGTACTGGAGCCACCGAACAGAATCTGATTGTTCGCCGAACTGGTAGTCGTCTTGGATTGCGTATCTGGTGATCTGGTCCCAGACGTGTCCAGAAAAGACTTCAGCCTGCGCCGAGTTCACGGACATCAGAAGAATGATTGCTGATATGAATGTCGCTATTGCTTTCTTCATTGTTTCCTCCCAACAGGATTCTCCGGCGTTCACCGGTCGCTGTTCTTTGGTATGCGTTCTTGAATCTTGCTTCCACCGCTCCGATGGAAGTCGCATCGCAGACACGTTGATATCCGCCGAGCGCTTTCAATGCTTCAGGGATCGCTTCACTGGACCATTCTGTTTCTCGCCTGCGTCCTTCTCTCTGGATCTTGGTCATGACTTCTTCCCATGCTTCGTCCCACGCTTGAGGCAAAGCGATCTTCTCGTCAAGCCTCATCGTGACCTCACGGATCTCTGCCACGGTCGGGAAGAACTTTGATGTCTTGATAATTTCATCACAGGCTCTGGCGAGAACCTCCGGCGATAGATCAGCCATGGCGTTCAGATAGATCCGGATTGTTGGCTTCGGTAACTCTTTCCCAAAGCCAGCCGTCAGGATCGCTAGTGCTGACGCTGATGCTTCTGATGACATACTGTTCCTTCCATGGGTAAATGTGCCTCTAAATGGCTGTGAGAGGGCTTAGAATCCATTCTAGCGCCTCCTTTGAGCCTTCTCGTGGCGCTTTCAAGCCGTAGAGCCTCACAGACGCTCCTGAAGGATTTCGTTGATCGCTCCCCAAGACGGACCGGATTCGGTCGGCGCTCCTTCTTGAGCCATGTCTCGGAAGTACTCAATCTTTGAAGCATCTCTCAGGAGCAGACCGAGATCGTTGTATACCTTGTTCTGATTGTTGCGCCCTGAATGCCATGGAGAGTTCCGCCAACCAACGACAGCCATCAACACATCTTGCTCCGAGTAATCCTTCAACGCATTCTCAATGAGGCGTTTGCGTTTGCTGTCCAACTTGGTTCTGTTCGGATTCTTCTTTGCTACCTCACACCAAGTTGAGAAAATTCTGTCAACGACTTCCTTCTGGTTAAGTTCCTTTTTAATAGTTAAAGGGGTGACAGATTGACCGCCCTCAAGGGTGACAATTTGACCGCCCTCGTGGGTGTCACTCCGACCGCCCTCTAGGGTGACAGTTTTGTCGCCCTCCCCGACAGGAATGTCCTCCTCCCAGACAGGAGCGTGGAGACAATACAGATCCGAAGTCTGGCGACCGCTGTCAGTGATCCGTGGCGTGACCGTTATCAGCCCAGCCGAGATCAGTTCCTGCTTCGCTCTCTGGAGAGTCCTGCGACTCGTTCCCTCCGGCATCATCTCCTCCAGTCGGCGGTTAGATGGAAAGCATTCATGTTGAGCATTGGCGAACGATGCCAGCGCCAGCCACAACCTCAACGCCGTTCCTGATAGTGCTTTGCCTTCAGCGTTAGTCGCTCCGATCATTGCTGTCGGAACGATAACTAGTTTATGCCCTTCCCAGTGTCTCACCGTTGGACTATTCTTGACCATATGATTCTCCTCTTGTAGATCATGAAAAAGTTTCCCCTGATTAACCGGTCACTTGGACGCTTCATTCAAGTGACCGGTTGGGGGTTTTAGATTATCTCAGCGAATCATATTCCGCCACACCTTGACGGAACGATTGATCTCGGAGACTCTTGTGAGCGATCTGTGTCCACGTTCCTGACACGGCGTTCAACTGTGTGAGCAATGTGCGCTCCGCCAGTCCTCGCTCGCTGGTCTTTGGTCGTGGAGTCCACTGATCCATTTCGTTGAGAGCGTTGATCCAGCCCCAGCCAGTATCTCGGATTCCATCAAGTGTTTCCGAAGTCAACCAGTGACGGATCACATCGTCCTGACGTTCTTCACGGATCCGAATTGCTTTGTCGCTCAACTCTTTCCATTCGCCACTTGGGTTCTTCATCTCACCACCGAATCGTTTACCTTTAAGTCCGGCGACTTTATGAAGTGGAATGATTTTGTTGACCAAATATTTGGCATCTTTGAGATTGATCTTCATGTCCAGAAGTCTCTCAATTTCTTCGTCAAGTTTCTCAGCATACGCCACAGCGATTCCCAGAGCCTCTCGTGCTTCCTCAAAGCGCTGATCCATATGTTTGGAGTGCTTGAGAACGAACGATGACTTGGCTCCCCTCATCATCAACTGGACGGCGTTGTTGCAAACCGGTCGGAGCGGAGTGTTTGCGAACCGGAGTCCGGAACTCATATCAAACGAGTTCATGATCGCTAGGTTCGCTTCAAACTCGCCTGACTTGGGTTTGAATGGTAACGCTCCAACGAGCCAGCCGACAGCGCCCTTCCGCATTGTTCCTCCGGCGAGCGGAGACCAGCCGGTCCCGACGAGCGCCTCAAGGAGCGGTATTGCGTCACGATGCTGGAGAACGTGGTATCTGTTACCAACGAAACCAAGAGGCTCCATGGTGTCTATTCTGTATGTAACTCTTTTGTTCGGGAACGGAACTGAGATTGCTTCATATTGGTTGACTGGAAGATCCACGATCGCATCAGTGATCCCGACTGTGTAGTCAAGACCGCTGGCGACCATGGCTTCATTGATCGTTGTTCCTTCTGGCAACCGTGTCCCGATCGTGGACCACGGCGCTGTTCTTTCTTCTGCTAATTTCATTAAAACATCTCCTCTTGTTCTTGGACGACTTCATCGCCTTCAGTTTGTTCTTTGAAGTCTTGCTTCATTTCTGCCATCGTTGTCGCTTGGCGAATCAGAACTTGCAGTTCTTCATCAGTGACTTCCTTCGGCATGTCATCAGCGTTGGAGCGATCTCCCCAGATCTCAACGGCGAGGTCTTTGTCTCCATTACATGCTTCCAGAAGTTTGGTCTTTGCTTCAGCGAATGTGTGCCACATGATATCTGGAGCGAACGGATCAATCTCTTTGACTTCAGAGACTTCAACCTCAATCACTTCACCTTCCGGATCAGTGTCCGCTCCGATCTCCTCCGGAACGTATCCGGCTCCGAGAACAACGTCACTGAAAAGGTATCGGCAGAGTTTACTGACTGCTCGCCATGTCAGCATGGCGTTCTGATACTGCTTCCAGTTTCGCTTCCCTGCGAGTCCTGCTGACTCAGCATCACCGACGCTGAATCTTGACTCATACACGTCTCCGGTGTCGTGTCGTTTACCTATCGCAACGACCGCATCTGGTTCCTCTCGGAAGTCAACGGAATGTCCATGGAGTCGGACAAGTCCCAGCATTGCTTCCGGTCGGAGCGACGCTGAACCTTCTATAACATGATAGTTCCGCATTGAGGTCATCACGTCCCAGTTGAACGCACGCCCAGCGAGTCCTGAAGCGATGATGTCCGCTGACTTGCCACGGTACGCTTTCGGAACGATGGAACTCTTTGCAAGAACATCAGCCTGCTTCACGACCAGTTCAAAGTGAGCCTGCTCACTCATCATTGGAGCGCCTTCTTGTTTCACGATCTCGCTCATAGTGAACCGCCTTGAGTGATCTTGACCGTGGTGTCCCATCCCTTCACACAGAACTCGTCATCGTCAATTCCGATTGCTTTCAGTTCGGTCCATCGTGGTTCCATTCGGAAACATTTGTTGTACAACCGGTTCCGGCTTTCGTGAATGTCAACCAGTTCACCGGTGTCAGTGTTGACTCTGTGTTTGTTCTCGTTGGCGATCTTGTTGACTGCCATGACGAGCGCTTCACGATCAACGTCTTTGCGAGTTGATTTGTTCACTTGCTCAACGCTGACTTGAACGCCGGTCGGTAATGCTACGACCGCCATTTTGTTTCCGTCAGATTTCATTTTCTCTCCGACTGATTTCTGGATCAATCCATTTATGTATCGGAGATGCTTCATGCTATTCGTCAAAGAATGACTTGTTGCAATCTTCACCTCTGGTGAAACTTCTTGCTTTTCAATTTCGTTGGTGAGTGTCTGAGTTGCATCTTCAATCTGTTGGATCGCTTTGAGGACTGCACCGTCAATGGTGATGTCATCTTGTTGGATCTCTTTGGTTTCTGATTCCATCAGATTCCTTCCTGTTTCATTTCTTATGCCAGACTTTGGCACGACTCCCAGACTAAAACATGGCTGTGACATTCCTGTGGCGATTTCACCGATTTCAATGTTTTGTGTTTTTTTGGCGCTACTTTTCAAAGAAATTTAGGTGGTCTGACCTGCGGTTTTGTTGATTTCTTTTTTATGAGTTGCAAATGTAGGCATATGGACCTATCTTGAAAGACATGGAAACAACGATCAACAAGGAGATCACAATGAAAGCAAAAGTACTAATCAACGACAGCATGTTCACACGATGCGAAGAAGGAATCCTCAACAACGGTGAAGTCCTTCGCTACTCAGAACTCTCACGAGATGAAATCAATGACCTAATGGAAAAAGGTTCAGCGCCTGCAATGACAGTACGAGGATTTGAAGAACTTGCTCCAGCAACTTGGATCAACGATCTTTTCATTGATGCTGGAACCTACGAAGTCCAAGCAGACTCAGCCACTCAAGCATGTGACCAAATCTTTCAAGCATTTGGAAACAACTTTGATGGAAGTAAGCCTGAAGGATACAACGGTCGCTCACTAAGCGTCGGCGATGTCGTAGTCGTAGACGGAACCGCTTACGCTTGCGAAGCCTTTGGTTGGAAAGAAATCACAGGTCCAATCTTTGACTTCAACATCGCTTAAGGCGACAGGGTTGAGCGGAGCGAGACCGCCACGAGGAGCGAGACCTCACAACTCACGACCAGAACAATCTGGATCACAAACCACCAAGATCAATAAGGAGATCAAAATGGAATACCAAGTCAAATTTGTAAAACAAGGAAACCAAGGATTCGTCTTTGAGTTTACGAACAAAGCAACAGGCGAATCATTTGAGGTTGCTCACACTTCAGTCTCATGGTTGAGTGAGGACAAGACCAAGTTCGCAGACTTTATCCAAGCCAACCCAGACGTAATCTTTGACATCGTTCCAGCCGGAGACAAATACGATGATGGCGTGGATCATTGCAGAAGGCTCATCAATGGCGCAAGGCTAGAACTCAAGATCCGAGCATATGATCTTGAGCCATGCGAACGAGTACTAGCCAAGGAAATCATCAAAGCAGATCGTGAAGAAATGCTCAAAGAACTCAAGTGGAAATACCAGAGACGATCCTTCCATGCAATGGAAAATCCAGTATCAACCACCGAGTTGAAAAAATGGGTCATGGAATGGACACACAGCATGAACAACGATCACTCACTAAAACTAGCCCTACACGAAGCAGGCGAACTGTTCTAACCAAAAGGACTGAGAGGTAAGACCTCCACCGAGTTCATGACTCGGCAGTCCACGACCGGACAATCCGGATCAAAACCACCAAGATCAAAAGGAGATCAAAATGGATACCAACAAATACACACATATGGAGAAGATAGAAACTCTAGAAAGATTACGAGAGATGCAACGAGTTCTTGTTTCTGTAGAGAAACTAGTTGCTGAACTCAGTGAAAAAGCAACTGACATTCTTGCACACGAAGATGGTCTGTTTACTGAATACACCACTCTCGGATTTGAGATCACAGCATTCACAGCAGGTCACAACCAAATTGGTTTTGAAACTACTGAAACAGCAGATAGAGCAAACAGAAAATATCAAACTTTGGCAGACCTAAGAGGTGAAATCAAATGAGCAATATAAAAGCATCAACCACTAATGGAGATCAAAATGATTGACGGAATGAGAACAACAGTGATCCAGCCATCAACGTATGAATGGCAATCCAAGTCAGCGTGTCGCACAGAAGATCCATCATTGTTCTTCACCGAGACCGGACAATCATCAGGACCAGCGAAAGCGATCTGCGCTCAATGCCCAGTCGTGTTTGATTGTCTGCTGGACTCATTGATCCACGGAGACCGGTTCGGGATCTTCGGAGGACTGACAGAGCGTGAACGCCGAGAAGTCAAACGCTATTGGTCAGCATTCCGAGACAGCGGAGCGGATCCAGAGTCGGCGTTGGAGTCAGCGATCAAAGAGTACGGCGATCGCCACGACAAGTTCAGCGTTGAGAGTTACATTCAAAACAGAGAAACACAAAGTGAGGAGAACCATGGAAGAAGATATTGAGAAAATAATTGAGGGCGCTCCTGATTACCTTCAGGACGCTTTGAGGAAAATGGCGACCGGAGAAGGCTACGTCAAAACCAATCCGGCGACGATGGGCGAGATCCGCTCCATGGAGTACGAGCCGAACGATGGCTTTGTCTATCGTGCGTCAGCGTGTCCGATTCCGTTCAGGGGATTTGAAGGCGGAGGCAATGTTGAGGACTACATGATCCTGACGATCTGGAGTCCGTCCTACAATCCGACAGGGATCACATACGTCACTGAAACGAATGGATATCTGGCGGACCATTACATCGCTGAGAAGTTTGATCCTCAAAGGAAGATGAATGACTTTGAGTTGGGAGCGGTTGTGCATCTGGCGAGAGCGATGCAACTCGGAGACGGAACACCAAAGCCAAAGACAGTGTTCCAAGTCATCACAGAATACATTGATGAGAAAGACAAAGACAATGAGTAAAAAGAGGCTGGCGGTCAACACGATTGATTTCTGTGAGTGCGGAGACACTCGCTGGATCAAAGCGAAGAAGTGGGAAGGCGGATTCGTGAAAACGTTCGTTGGGTACGTCAGTGTCTGCGCTCACTGTGGAGCCGAGTGGGAGAACCTCAGAAGCGAGCATCATCGTCATGAGTGATCTATTCCAGCAACCATCATTTGAATATCAGGAGACAACCGGATACGTCTCTGACTCTGACACCAGCATCAGTCACGCTCAGTTTGAGAAGCGCCGAGCCGGTCAAGTCCAAGACACAATCCTGTCAGCGATCAGCGCCACAGAAACGATCGGAGCGACCTCAGCAGAGGTTGAGGAGCGAACAGGGCTGGCTCACCAGACAGTCAGTTCAGCGATCAGGAACATGGAACTGGACGGATATGAGAAAGACAGGAGCAGAGGCAAAGTCGTCAAGTTGCGAACGATTCGGAACGGCGGTCACGCTTACATCGCCACGGCGTTCATGTCGGAGATCCCAGCGAGCCAGACCATGGAGCCGAGCGTTCGCCGGACCTCGTGGAAGAAGAAACTGGCGGAGGTCATGACGGAGGTTGAGTCGGTTCTTCATTACCCTGAGCCGTTCCTATCCAACCATTTGAGGGACTTGATCGCCGAGGTTCGGGCGGACCTTGAAAACTAACTTTTCAATGTTTTGTCTTTTTTGAGGCTCTTTTTTGCCTGTTTTTAAGAAATTTCTTTTTAGTGAAAACCCTTGGATTCTAGGGCTTATTTGGCGTTTTTAGAAAGAAATTCTCTCAACTGGCGCAAAATGAGTTGCAAAGTTAGGTACTAGGGTGTATCTTTAAGTACATGGAAACAACGATCACTAAGGAGATCAAAATGGAAACAGCAAACATCACTACAACACACAAAGTGACAACAAAGAAAGAAGCACAAGAACTCATCTTTCAAAACCGGTTGATGGTAACCGATCTAGGAAACACAGAGTTCCAAGGCTTCCACACAATGGTCACAATCCAAGATGGCGCAGTATTCGCAAACGGAATCGCTGAAGTCAAAGGAGACAAAGTATTCTCAGCACAAAGAAGGCTCACACTTGAAACCGGAATGATGGACGCTCCAGTAACCAGTCAAGTTGACTCAGCATGGGTCAAGGCAATGACCGCCTAGGGCGACAGGGTTGAGAGGTAACGCCTCCACCGGATTCACGATCCGGCAACTCACGACTCGGAGAACAATCTCCGGATCAAAACCACCAAGATCAAAAGGAGATCACAATGGAAACACAAACAAACATAGAAACAACAATCAAGGTCACGCTTGAGTCTGACGAAGAAGGCGTGCTAGTAAGAAGCCCAATCGGGAGAGAACACTTTTACTGGGACGAGATATTCAGCAACTTGACCTTCCATGTTGCAAACAGCGATCACACTTTTCAACCAGACGGTCCAACCGTCAAAGGGCGAAAAAACCAATGTCACTACGAAACCATCACTCACAAGTTCTTTGTCGGCAACGCAAACATTTTCACTGGCGAGTATGGTCGGAACAACGAGGACGCTTTAGCAACCGACTTGGAGTGGAAAGGATTCTCTCCTTCAACCACAAGAAAAAACTGTTCGGTTGATCCAATGGAAATTTCAGTGAGCCAAACAGGGATCACAGTCACCATCTATCGTGGCGGAATGCTCAAAGCAATGGCAACCATGAGCGTCAATGAACTTTGCAACATCTAAGTTGTAGAACTGACCGGTTCATGACCGGCTCCCAGAGCGAGACTGGGCAGTCCACGACTCGGAACAATCCGAATCACAAACCACCAAGAAGGAGAAACTAATGCAACCAATAAAAATCACAAAACCATCAGCATACGATCCGATCCCTAGGCTCGGAATCTATGCTCGCTGGTACGAGGCGGAGAAACTAGAGCCACAGCAGAGACAAGATCCAGAAACGCTCCTGATCCGAGACAAAGCAGTCCAGACCGCTCTCGTGAATCTGGACATGAGATTCCGAACATACGCTGAGGACTCATGGACAGCGATGGTTCTCAAATACATTGAGGACAACTACTTCGGATCAGGAGAACCAGACTGGGATCTCTGGGTTCAGCGAGAGGAAGATATCATCGCTGAAGTACACTTGCAGATGGACAGGCTACATGTGGAGAGGAGCAAGAAATGATATTCGCAATCATGAACGTGGCGAATCCGTTGTACGAGTTCTTAATCCTGCCAGTCGGATTCATTTCTCTAGGCTGGTTCTGCAACTCGCTCTCTGACAAGTACCTTGAGTATGAAGCAAACCGGAGCCAGCCAAAGCCAACGAACGTTCGGTTGTTGTTCCCTTCAGAGGACACAACGCCGGAACTGTATGACTGGCAGAACGATCCCTACTTTTCCACCGAGGAACAGTAGAATGATCTGAGAGCGTCGGTCGTAGAGCGCAAAGACCGAAGCCTGATATTTGTGAGTCGTCTACCCCAGACGGCGAGTCAGTCAGGCTCTTTGCGACCGGCGTTCTTGTATCTTCTCAACGATCAGGCATATCCCGACCGCCAACAAAGACATCAACGAGATCCGCCTTCATATGGAACAGCGTGACCGAGTGAGATCATCTCATCGTTGAGGCATTGACCGTCATCGTTCAGGATCCTTCCAAGGACTCTGCCGAACTTTCCTTTGCCGTCAAGTTGTGTCTGTACGATCACAACGCCGTCTCCTTCTTTGCACCACTCCTCCACATATCGTTTGGATAGAAGTCCAGCCTCTTTCTCAATGGGATCTCTGGTGCGTGACTCTGGCGCATTGATGCCAGCGAATCGGATCCTCGCTTTCATATGGATATCAAAACCGAGATCCAGAACAACATCAATGGTGTCTCCATCAATGATTCTTTCAACGGTTGCTTTGTAGTGGAATAGTTTTCCTTTGCTCATGGTTGTGTCACCTCCGTGATTGTCACATTGTAGTATCCGTTCGTCTCTTGATTGTAGATGCCCAACTCTAGGCGATATGTTCCAGCCTCCAGTTGGCGTGTGATCGCCGAGTCCCAACAGTTTCCAGATTCTCCGCATTCTTCGTAAGTTCCGCAAGTGCAACCTCCGTCGTCATCTTGTTGGAGCAGAGTTCCGGTTGAGTCATCGTACAGTTTGATGAATGGGTCGCCATAGTCGCT